TCAGTAATATCTTCTTTGTATCGTTCCGAAGAAGAAACAATGCCCAACTGGTGAGAACCAGTCGTTGTGATACCAGCACTTGTCGTTGATGCAAGCGTCGGCCAACCAGCCGCCGCACGCAAATCCAAATTGCCTGAAGATTCTGCAATCGTCAAATGAGCAGTATCGTTATGAACAAACTGAAACCCAGGAAGATTCGTAGTAGGAAGATTGTCTTTCCACTGAATGTAATCTTGATTAACGCTGTACTCATCACCGAAATACAACGTCGCAGTTTGGAAACGGCTACCCACACGAATCTCTCCACCACAATCAATGTTGGAATAGATATTCGCCCAGTTCACATTTAAGCGAGTACCTTCACCAAGCAAATAATCAGTTGAAGTCCCAGGCACGCTTTCGTTGTATCCCGTATAGCCAATAATGTCACCGCGAACAGCGATAGAACCATTAACAACTAAACGATATTCAGAAGCAGGACGACCAGTTTCTACGCCACCTGGAGCGACGTATCCTTCACCAGCACGACGAGAGTACACCGAATAACGGTGACTCTCAGACAAATAGTTGCCAGCATCAGCCGCAGGAGCAGCTACGTCTACACCTCTAGAAAGCCAGTGGACGTTATTGCCAGGACCAGCAACGCCACCTGGCGCTAAGGAGCTTAAGAAGTTCGCTCGATAGTTCAGATCCTTTAAGAAACTCCCAGCAGTTTCAGCATTGATATCAGTACCAGTGCTCAAACCAATAACGTTATGTTGCGTGCTATTCAGATACAGATGGTCTGTTGCGCCAAGAGAAACAGTTCCCGTACTCGTTAATGCGCCAGTTGAGCTGTACGACCCAGCTGTCACCGAACCCGTAACAGAAAGATTTCCTGTTATCGCTCCACCTGTGTTTTGGACAACTCCAGGTTTTGAGTCTGTTTGCCCTGGAACCCCTTCAAGCCATTGTTTAAGGTACGTCCAGTTGCCTTCATGCTGGCTAGCAATAATTGCATTACCTGGACTGGCTACGTTTGGGTGATTAAAAGTTGCCATTAACGTAATCTCCTATGCAGGTATGTGAACGCCATTCCGTTCACTTCCCACGCTTCATCAACATCAGTTGGACCTTCTACCCTTATTTGAATAGCTTTAGCTGTCCCAACTGTGGGTAAACGTTCAATATTTGTTACATCAGTATTTGGTTCTGCCGACCAAAGACTTGTATCCCAAACTCCTGTACCGCCAGTGGGACCAGCACCAGAAGCCCAAGTTGCATTTGTCACTCCACCTGTTTGAACACCAAATGGCATTTCTTTCTTAAACGTAGAAGTGTCATAATCGACATATAGCTTTGCGTTTAAGGCAACAGTGTTGTCTGAGCTAACAATGAACCGTGGTTTACCCCAACGTTTCCTAACAACAGGATTTTTTCCAACAAGCCAGCTCGTCGTATAAGAAGAAGCTATATGTTTACTCGCCGTTCCATAAAAATCTGCTTGAAGGTCTTGCTCGAGTAAAATAACTCGCCCAGTGTTAGCGTAACTATCGCACGCTGCTAACAAGCTTTGAGCATCATTAGGTGGAGCAAACGTCAACAAAGCATTTGCATCAATGTCGGTCATTGTCCAAGCGCCTTGTTCCCCAATTGTGGGGTCAAAAATCAACACTCGACGCACAGGAGCGTTTACTCCGTTGCTGTCATCCCAATCAACTGAAACATATAAACGATTTTTGAACCACGCCAACTGAGGGGGCTTATCGAATTTGATTCGCCCATCATCAATAGCTGGCTGCAGCTTTGAGAACATCCAAACGAATTGACTACCGTTGTAATTCCAAATTCCTTGACGGTCATACCAAAAGAAAACACCGTATGGCGTTGACACAGGGGAAGACATTGAGACAGATCCAACGTCTTGGGTCAAAGGAACTAGCTGAAACGAATCAGAAGTGTGACCGTATAAAGCGTGAACGCTATTAGTTTTGAATATGAGAAGCCTGTCAGAGAAAGGAAGCAAAGCCGAAATTTCGTCGCCGCGTTCCCCTACGTTGACATCGACGTAATCGTATTCTTGCCAAGCTTCTGGGTTGTCTAGCTTTGACCAACGAACACGATTCGAATAAGCCGTTCCGCCTTCAGTGGTATGCCCAACCCACGCAAAGTTATTCCAATGACAAGTGTATTTAGCTATTGGGTAATTACCAGTTGACCCATTTAAGTTGTTAGCAAGATTAGAAGCAGTGGTACCGTCGTAAACAAACGAAGAAGCAACTCCCGAGACTCCATAAAATTTGTTGTTTGTTGTCTGGCCGTAAAGCCGATCACCATCTCCAACACTTACACCGTTAAGCGTTGCAAAATCTCCAGGTGCAGACTCGGCAACCGTTGTCCCGTATGAACATATGACTCGTGCTGTGCCCCCGTCAGGTGTGTATTGACCTAAACCCGTAACTTTTTCTTGCAGCGCAGTCCCATTTCGTTTAGTTACGCCAAGCCGCATTTTGATTCCACCTCGAGGATCGACATCAACGTTTAGCATGTCGGGACTCTCGGAAGGAGAAAGGTTGAATTGGTCCGAACGTAAGTTCAGACCACCGCTAAAGTCTTGAAGCATTTCTAGTTTGTAACCAGACTTAGCCATTCACTACTCCCAGCTGTACCGTAAACGGCCTGGAAGATAAGACTCCGCTATCCACTGAGAACTTCTACGCCCATTTAGCCGTAAAGGTTGTGGAGCAGGAGAATCAAGATGACGGGCTCGAAGGTTATCAAGCTCAGTAATAAACAAAGATTTGTAGGCAGCAGCCATATCCAAATCTTCTTGTTGATCATACGCTCGAGAAACTCCATAGTTCGCAATCAAGATGTGAAATGGTTCTGGAAAGTCGCTAGGAGCTGTACCGTCGGATGTACCAAAACCAAAGGCTGAAGGATTTTTGTATCCTCGGACATAAATGGTTTCTGCCCCAGAAGGCTTAGGGTACAAACGAACGCTATCAGCCCAGTAACTCCAATAGTAGGCGTCACCGCTACCAGAAGAATCAATAGGGTAGGAGACATCTGCTGCGTCGCGTCCCAAGAAAGTAAGAACTATGTCGTCAGTTCGAAGCGCAGCTATTTCTCTTAAACCGTTAGTGACTGCATCGGGAGCTGCACCAATTACTGCTAAAGAATAATCTTGAACTCCGCCTGTTGTAGTGAAAGTTGTGCTGGCTTCATACCAAGGCCAACGTTTCTCGCTGTAAACGATTTGATCGTAGCCTTCTCCAAGGAAACGGTTAAGTGTGTCGTCATCAATATCGGAACTATCAATCTCGACAACACTTCTGATGTATGAGCGCATTTGCTCAATAAGCACATCTACTCCTTGATCATGTCAGAATGAAAAGTACACAAATCGGTTCCTGCGAGCGGTTTAGCTTTGCAAGCTGCACCGCTTTTAGTTAAGGCAAGACAAGACGACGCTGCAACCTCTTCTTCGCCTGCATAAGCAGGGACTTGGGCTACCTTGCGGCCACCAACATACTCAACGGTTAACCCTTGAGAATCATTTGCTGGTTGTCCATAAGGTCGAGCGTTTCCGCTGTATCCAACTTGAAGTGAGCGACTCATCTGTTTCCTAACTATTGTGGGGGGCGGAAGCGGAAGCTTCCACCCCCCACCGTATAGCTAATTATCAGGTGACACCCTCTAGGTAACCTTGACGGTCCCTATTTGAGCAAGTCAGCTGGCCATAGCAAAGGATCTGTGAGTACACAGCATCCTTGTCGTTGGGTCGCACAAACGGAGTTGGCTTAAACCAGGTATCCGAGTGACGTACCAGTTGCAGGTACTTCGTGTTCAACATGTAGACAACACCAGCGGTGTTAGCTGCATCGAAGGTCCACGGAGCGCCTTTATACATGAGATTCTGGAATCCTGCGTCCGCCATGTCCGTATCGGTGTAGCGGATGTTGCTGGTTAACAGAGCCTCATAGCTTTCATAGTCATCTGCTTGAGAGATGATTATGGTGGGCTGGTCGTTGCCGACGCTTACGCTGTTGTAGCGTGTCGCCAGTTTCGCCAGAGTCAAAGCACCAGTTCCAGTTGTCGCTTGCGACTTCCAGAACCCGTTGCCTGTTACTGACGGGTCAATTCCACCAAGGGCGTTAGCTGTAAGGGCGGAGTCGTTAACGATGTTTTCGAGTCCGTTCCAGTCAGTTGCTTTGGTGGTTCCGTCACCGTGGAACATGGTGTTCATGTTCTCGATAATGGATTCTTGTGTCTGGAAGATTTTGCCTTCGAGGAGGTCAATGATTTGAGCCTCTCCGTTATTTTGGGCTTCTTCAAGACCGTTTATTGTGACAGTGGAAGCGTACTGACCCCAGCTGTATTCTGCAGCTGTGATGCCTGTTTGGGCAGCGATGTCAATAGTTTCCGTTCCCGCATATGATTTAGCGGTATTGTTCGCTTTATAGATGATTGGAACAACAATCTTTGCGCCACCGCTAACTGTTCTCATGGTTTGACCGTTGGTCAAAGCATAGAAAAGTGGGCGAGCAGAGAAAATGTTGTCAGTCAACTTAGGAACGTAGTTGTTGAGAGTCGTAGTCAGAATCTCATCGAAACTGGAGTTACCAGCCATTTACATTCTCCTAAAAGGTTAAGTGCTTAGTTCTTGTTTTGCTCGTTCAAACGCTTCGCGAATGCTTGAAGGTGGAGAAGATGTAGGAGATTGTTCAGTTCCAACCTGAGTTGAGCCCCCAGGTGTGACTACAGCTGCACCACGTTTTTTCTCAGTAATCTCTTGTTCCGCTTGTAGTTTAGACAAAGCATCTTGAGTCTGATCAAAACGCCAGTGCTTAAAAGCAGCCTCGAGGTTACCGATTCTGTGTTTAAGCGCATGGCCTAACAGCTCGTCAGTATCGAATTCTCCGTATTCCTCCTGTAAAACATTTACTTGTCGTTCAAGGTCTTGTTTCCGTTCTCTTGCTTCTTGCTGCTCAAGCTTTTGTTCTAATGCTGCAATTCTTGCAACACTTGGATCAACATCTTCCCAGTCATCTGTAGCGGATTCTGTTTGCATTGGATTGTCCACACCAAATGATTTCGAAAGAGCTTGAATTGTGCCTGCAGGATCTTCCTGAATGGCATTCATTACAGCTTCAGCTTGTCTTAAACGGTCACGCTCCTCTGCTACCAATTGCGTTTTGCGGGTATAGTCCGCTCCACGTTGATAACCATTTTGAAGTTCTTCAAGGGTAACCTGTTGTTCCTCTCCGTCAATTTTGACGGTATATAGATCACCAGGTTCCTCTAAAACTTCTATGGAAGCCTCGGGATTGTCCACAATATCTGTGGATTCCATCTGAACTTCATTTTCTTCGGGCACTAGCCCCTCCTAGGAGTCTTCAACAGTTGCTCCTATAAGAATATACCTATGTCCCACTACAAGGAGGGGAGTTCCACTCCCATTTGCCCTTGGAGCTGTGCTAGTAGTTCTGGAGGAATACCTCCAGTGGGCGCGAATGCGCCGCCACCGCTCAAAGAAGCGTCCATTGCTGCGGGATCTGAAGGCATTGGTGCTGCGCCAGCAGATGCTGGAGGAGCAACCTGATCTTCGACTGCCATAGTTTGAGGATCAGGCTGCTGTACCAAGAATTTTTCGGGGTCTTTGATTCCGAAACCTTGCTCCAGCACATGAACCGCAAGCGCTTGGGGGTCGATAACCGTTCCCACAAGCGGCGCTATTGCGTTCATCAAGCTTACAGCTTGCTGTTTCCGAATTGTATCGTTCATGGGTTGAGTTGACCCAGCTTGAACCGAAAAATCGTATTCTCCGAGAATGTCTTCTCGGGTGTACTCAAGGAAGACATCGTCGCCGCCTGGAGTGCTTACCCTAGCCAGTTCTGAACCTGTCATAAACTGTTGCATCAGTTGTATGACTCGACGGGCACATCTGGAAATACAAATTTCGACGATGGCTAGTTTGTCGGCAGCACGGGCATTCTGGGCATCCGCAATAATAGATGCTTCAGTTGCTGTTCTGCGAATCTCAGGCATTGCGCCACGGGCATACTCTGAGATACCTGAAACTGTGTTTATGTCTGCTTCAATTGTGTTCGAATAGTTGTATATCTCTGGACTTACGGGGATTTGAGGCATTGGAACAACAACCTCTTGAAGCGGCCTGTTCTCGTCCACAACTGGGACGAGTCGGCCGTCTTGGTCAGATTCCAAAGCTTCTCGGCCTTCTGGCCCGAAAGAACGTTCGTGATAGAGATATTTTCTCGCATACCGTTTTCTGTCGTTCATGAGCTGGCTTCGAGTTTTATCTAGTTCCAGCTGGAGACTTTCAATGCTTTCGAGATCTCCTATCGGGTAGAAGTGATCTGGAACGTCATAGTTCCTTAGCATCACAAACGGCTGACCATAAGCGTAAGGCATCGGTGTTGGGTCTACGAGAAATTCGTCTGCACCATCTGCGTAAACAGCCAAAGTATTTGCTGCTACATCGTAGTATTCCCAAATAACAACTTGCTCAGGAAGGTATTGATCTTTGTTTTCGTATTGCGGATACGATTCAGGAGCGCTGCTAGGTGCAAGTTTTTTGCGGGCAGAGGACTTATAACGTTTGTCGTTCTCTGCCTCGTCTAGAGGTCGAAGAATTCTTTGTGCTATCCAGGTTGCGTCGTCTACCGATGTGGCAGATGGATCAACAAAAACGTCGAATGGGGATATTCGTTCGATAAACGGCTGGTCTTCTACTACTCGAGCGATGGTTTGCGGAATGTTTGCTGCTATCTCATCGTCAGTAAGTAAGTCCCCTGCGAGATCAGGGTTTTCCATAGCGAATAGATCAGATTCAAGAACCGCTTGGTTCATGAGCTGATCACGTTCAGTCTCTGAAAGAGTTTGTTCTTGCTCTACAAATTTCCAACCGATTTTAACCCAGCCATGACCGAAGATCAGAAAGTCTTTAACAGCGTTTCGGAAAGGCGTCCGAAAGTCATGGTGTTTCCAAAGATAGTTAACAACTGCTTCAACAAAACTTGCAGTATCGGCATTAGCTGGATCGTTTGCTTGAACAACAATTTTCGGGTAGTTAACTGCAACGCTTGGCGCTATTACGTTAACTGTGGAAAACGCTAAATTGACTGCAATCAGATCTTGCTGATTAGAAGTTGTTTGAGGCCAATGTTTTCCTCGGTAAAGGTCAATTAGGCGTCGCCATAGGTCTTCGTAACCTTCTTGGGTTCGCCAATTCTGGCATTGACCAATCTTCTCTATATAATCTTCGAGTTTCTCTTGGCGGGACCGTCGAGCCATATTAGAACTGTGCTTTCTCAGGCAGTTTTTCTATATTTCTACCAGATTGCTGATACTCAGAAACAACCTTATTCTCGCGCTCGCGTTTCGTCAGCCCCTGCTCATCTCGAGGGAGTATCGATTGGAAGCCTTGGCCAGTAGAAATAGTAATTGACTTTAGGCGAAGCCGACGTTCGTAAAGCTCGCGAAGTTCAGTTATTGGAACATCTCGACGTTCGAGAACGTATTCGCAAAACTCTTGAAAGCTGGCCCCATCAGGGAGGACAGCCATAGATTAACCAGCGTTGTGACCGCGTAGATTCGGCTGTTTGCCAGGTTCTACTTTGCCAGTGGTTCCATGCTGATTTTTGGGAGTTTGCCGAATGCTGGTTTCGCCGTAACCGCCAGTTTGGTTAGCGTATTTGCCTGCATCCATACGTTGTTTCGGGGACTGCGAACCTGCTGGTTCCCAAATTGGGTTAGCCGAAACACTCGACCCACGCTCCATTTTCCCATTTTTGCCCTTTGCCCCGTCGACAGTGCCGCCAGGTGTATGAGCGATATTTCGTGCCATTACAGCCCTTCCTTATAGAACATGCTCTATAGATTGTTTACCGTGTCCCACGGATAGTATTTGATCCAATTGTAGCTTCAGAATTTTCTTGAACATTGCCATTAGCTAGACGAGAAAACCAATTCCAAGTCCAGTAGTCGTTTACTTCTGTCACATATTCTGGTTCATAAGCGTATTTACGCATTTGGTTAGCTAATGCTAAAGCCATAACTCGGTCATCATACGGTGAACCTGACATGGACCCTCGATCATTTTTTACATAAGTCCGAAGTTCTGCCACAGTATGGCGGTCATTGATCATTAGCTCTTGGTTTCTCATTGCGGAACCCAAGTCGTCTATTAAAAGTGGTTTCGAAGTCCTGGTTGTCTTCCAACCATATTCTTGACTGATTCTGTTGTTTACGTTATTTAACTGACGTTTTCTAAAAAGCGTTGGATATCCGAGGTGTCTCAGCTCAGTGATAGTCGTCAAGCCGTGGTTGTTGGACTCGACGCAAGACAAAGCAGAGTTGAACCATAAACCTAATGAATAAACTTCTTCTGCCAACAGATCAGGCGCTATATGTCCATGCCATATGGCTGCCTGATTTCCTGTCCCCACATTAATAACTTGAATGACACTGTAATCGCCGTGACCTAAACCTTCGGCTGTGTCAATGCCCATAACGTAAGCGCTATTTGTTTGTGGACGTTCCCAAACTTCTAAGCTCATACTCTGAACTCAACTTGTTTACCGCTTCGCCACATATAGCCTTGCTCTCCGTAAGACACATGCTTTGCCATTTCTTCAAGGATATCTAGATCAAACACAGGGTTTCCTGATTTGACGAACGCTTCTTCAGGAGTTGTCGGGTATTCCTGTGCGAGCTGCCACGGCAGCATCGACTCAATTTTTTCTTGGTACCAGGAATCGCCTCTGTCCTCAGTAGCAGACCACGGATAGAACATGGGCTCAAACTTGTTTGAACCAGTAGAAGCCCCAACCCACAGATGATGAAAAAAGTTTCCCGAACCATTAGCTGTACTTAACCCAATAATCCGCCCTCCCACGTCAGCCACGGGTTCTATCGACGCCCAAGACTCCTCTGGGTTCGGTAAGAATGCCCATTCATCAACAACGATAAGTGTTGCCGATTCACCACGGGCAGGATCTGAAGCAGAAGGCATCGACGTAATCTGGCTTCCGTTGTCGAATCCCATCCGTTGCTGATGCTCAACCAAAGACTTAGGTCCACGTTCTACCATCCATTTAGGTAAATGCTGAAACCCGTACCTACTTTTCCTAAGCAACAGTACGGCTTCTCTCTCAGTTCGAGAGAGATCAATAATGTTCTGATCAGGATGAAAAAACGCCAGCCAGAACTGGTGGGCAGCCACCAAGGTGCTCCACCCAATTTGTCTCGCTTTTAACGTAAGCGAATATCTATTAGAGCCCCAGTGTTCAATAGCTTCTTTTTGAGCCTGACGTAAAGCAAAAAGAATACGACCGTGAGCAGGGTGAGCAATGTGCCAGTAATTCTGTAAAAAATGTTGTTCATCTCGCTGACACTTCCGCCATTCAGCTTCTTGTCTTAACTCGGCTAATCTTGTACCCATGCTCACCAACCATTACTGGTATATCCCAGAGGCGCTAACCCCACAGCAGTGCGACGAGATTCAACACTTGGCTGCCGAAAAAACTGTAGTCGAAGGAATTCACTTCGGAACGGAAAAAGATCATCGGAGATCCCAAGTTTCTTGGATTTTCGATGAATCACCAAACGCTTTAATCGGCGCTTGGATACGACAAGCCAACAAAGAAGCAGGCTGGCAATATGACCTGGAAAAGGCAGAAGCACTCCAATACACCAGATACCAAACCGACGAATTCTATGATTGGCACGTTGACGGACACTGCGACCAACACGCTGCCCGAAAGCTAGTCGCCCAGGCACCCAACCCAATTCCGTTAAACGTAACACCGTACCCCGAATTCCAAGGCACAGTCAGAAAACTCTCCGCGACAGTCAACTTCTCCCACCCCAACGAATACCAAGGAGGAGAACTTCAACTTCGATGCTACGACCAACTGCATATCTTTAACGACGCTCCTCGAGGCTCCCTAGTTGTATTCCCAAGTTTCATAGAACACCAAGTAACCCCCATAACATCAGGAGAAAGATACAGCGGAGTCATATGGTTCAACGGACCACCGCTACGTTAACAACCCATACTCTTACGCAACTGCTCCCACACAGACCATTGTTGTTCTGTCCAAGTGTGCTCGATTGTTGACATCAACTGAGAACACTGAGGCCCAAAAGTATTCCCACCACCCACATACTCTGTTTCTATACGAACAGGCTCAGGATCATCATCCCCTGACCACAACATGGTTACACCGCTAAACGCAGCGATAAGAGCAACCACAGCAGCCGTAATTGCCTTAATGATCTTCTTGATAGCCTCCGACCAAACATCAGCCTTATCTGCAACATCCTCTATCGACAAAACGCCCCCTCATTGACAAGATTCGCAAACCTCAACATCATCTAACCCACACTCCAACGGCACATCATCCAAAAACGGATCAACTAACAAATCAGGCCGTTCACCCATTTCCTCGAGCTGCATCCACATCCCATCATCACGCAAATCCTGCAACTCACTCACCCTGTAACTCCCCCACCAGCTGCTCCAACTCAGCTGCAAGCTCCGCATCCGACATACCAGACGCATCACGCTCATCATCAACCACCACACGCCGCTTCGGCGTGAACTTATCTATGTACTGCAAATACAACGTCGCAGCCTTCACATCACCATCAGCAGCCTGCTTAAAAAGCGCATCCACAACAGCCTGTGTTCGCTCAGGGTGAACATTAAGTTCAGCTGCCCTACGGTCCCACTCACGAATAAAACGAGAATCAGCTTTCCAACGACGAACAGTACGCTCATTCACACCATTCTCGACAGCCCACTCCTTCTGAGTCCCAGGCTCACGAACCTCCGACAACAACCAATCTAAAAACTCAGACCAATCAGACGGCATCACCTTCTCCCCCGAATCAGGATCAGTCGTCCAACCACGTCCACCACCATTCTGCGGCATTACTACCTCCTAAAATAAAGAAACAAATGTCCCAAACCCGAATGGGACACCATACACTATATATAGAAGAGGGGGGGAGAGGAGAACTGCCCCCAGCAGTTCTCCTCTCCCCCCACCCGCCCCTCATTGTATTGCCTATGCAAGAATAAGCAAGGAAATACATCAAAGAAGTGAGAAGGCAAAACGAAAACTTTCCCCGCAACGACTATTGATATCTATACATATACGCGGGAACCTGGCCCAGGGGGGGCCTGTGTACCCCCGCCTGCGTTTGCGTGCGTCGAGCTGTCGCTGTCAAGTCGCTCGCTGTTCCCGAACGTTTGTTCGATCGCCCAGGCGCTCGCATTCGCGCACATACGCGGGGCCTCGCGTGGCGTAGTGATGGACTTCTGCCACTAGTCCATTGTTAATCGTCCGCGGACGTGCGCTCTAGGCGCGTAACCCATCTTCTCTATGTTTCGTAAATGGGCCTTGACAAGTCCTTACGAATAATGGTTAACTAGTCCCCATGCGCCAATTCATCGAAAGCGCTACGGCTTCTAGAATCATTCTAGAACCGTGTACCTTGAAAACTGAATAACGCTAGAAGACTACGAACAACGCTTTTGGCGTTATTCGGTTCTCACTAACTAATAGGGAGAATAACTATGTCGAAAGATGTAGAGTCTGTAAGCACTGAGCCAACGGCCGAAGAGGTCGCTATTGGCGAAGTCGTAACGCTTAACAGTGAACGCCTAGAAATAGGAAGAACTGCTAGCGCTAAAGCGTGGGAATTTGCAACTAGGGTCTATAACGCCTTTTCGGATTTCGGAAAGACAAAGACGCCTTTTGCGAAGGTTGATAAGAAACGAACGTTTCATGCTCAACTAGTCCTTGCTAGTGCACCTAATGGCGCTCTAGAGGAGATGCCAGAAGATAGCAATAAAGCGGCTTCTACCGTTCAATATTGCCAGCGCCTAATTAGGGCAGCGGCTTTAATGGCGTCTGATTCTATGGAAGAATTTCGAACTGAGATTCTGTTGTCAGAAGCAATAACAATGAGCGACTTTTGCACGAAGGCGAAGGATGCCGATACCGTTCGGAACCTAATCACAAGTAGGCATACTGCTAGTGATTGGCGGGAGAATGGAACCGCTAACGCTTCGTCTATTAGAACGGCTGCTAGGGATACTCTAGGCCTGTCGAATCCGAAACCGCCTAGCGGTAACGATAACGATGGCGATGGTGATGATGGTGATGGTGATGATTCGGAAGAGTCTAAAGAACTATCCAACATAGCGATTCTTAATGAAGCCGCTAACCTTTACACTATCTACAGCGGATTAACTAACAATCCGAAGGTGACAGTTTCGCCAGAATTGGCCGAAGCTATAGCTAACGTAACCGAAGCAGTGCTAGCCAATATTGCAGACGTGCCAGATTTCGTAGACCAAAGAGAGATGGTCAACGAATTAACCGAATAAACGAATACGAGAGTGCCACCCGCAAGGGTGGCATTTTCGCGTTCCTTTATTTTTGGTGATTAGTCTCGATGACTAATTTCCTTTTTTTTAGGTTCGAATTTCTAGAATCGTTCTAGATGTGATGGAGGAGGTAAATGGGATGAAGGACGGAACTTGGTTGTGTTTGGCCTGGATTTCTGCGAATTGTTTGGTGTTTGGGTTTGTTCAGCTCTATGGGTTCTTTGTCGATTGGATGCGATGGAGAAGAAATTCCAGGTTGCGAGGTGCAGCCTATTGGGATGCGATGTTGGAAAATGAAAGGAGCCATGATGGCTACTGTTAAGGAAGAGATCGAGGCCATGATGAGATGGCATGCGATGACTGATGCTGAGGTGTCGGCGTTGCGGGATGTCTATCTGTCGAAGGTTAGGACTTTGGAGGGGATTCTGAAGGGTAGGGAGAAGTGATGGCTGAAACGTTTACTAGATGGACGTTGGGTAACGAGTTGGTGCCCGATGAACGGTCACCTAACTATAAGCAGGAGATGCATGACTGGAACGCCTGCCAGATATGTGATCTTTACACTCCTACGGGTGATCGAGTGTATGAGTGGATACCTGAGGAGTCGAAGTCTGTTCGGATGTGTTCGCCTTGTTGGCGTGAATGGCGGGATGGACGATTGAATATGGATCGGTTATTGGATAACGCACTAATCGTTGTGGCGTTACTGAATGGAAGGGAAAGACAATGACTGAGAATGAGATAAATGAGATGATGGGCTCTTGGCCTGTTGGTGCCACGGTCAAGGAGACTCGAGGCATGACTGCTGAAGAAGCTGAACGAGCTGGATGGGAGCACCCTATGGATTGGATGGATGTGATGGTCATCGAGTTTGAGGATGGTGGCATCCTGTATCCGTCGCGTGATGGTGAGGGCAATGGTGGAGGCGTTCTTTTCGGAGAGTGCCAGCTGCTGCCAGGGCACAGTCTGTCCTTCTATCCTGTCCGTAATGACGCTAACTTCTAGAACCATTCTAGACGTTAAGGCGTCCTTGACAACACCACTAAAACTAAGGTAGTTTTTAATGGCGAAGGGGAGAAATGCCAAACTATTGTTTCGTAACTACAGAAACCACAATCTCCACTGACGAAATCGAAGCTGACAACCTAGATGCAGCAATCGAGCAGTACTTAGATGATGGAGTGCAGGACCCAGACCCGATGGTCGAAACGAAGGTCGCTGCAATAGTGGAAGGTAGTGATCTCAGAATTGAGATCACAGACCTATAGGTTTCCATCGGATGATGGGATAAGAATGCCTCACGAAGGGAGAACTAGATGGGGTATTACGTTAATCTCGTAAGCAGCAACGCTGTCATACGAGCTAAAAACATATCGAAGGCCGATAAGGCTCTTCGAGCGCTCAATTTCGATAACAGTTTGAAATGGGCAGGAAGGCATGGGGGAGACAGTAAGTTTGAGGAGCTTAAATGCTCTGGTCAACCTCATGAGGACACATGGTTCAGCTGGATGCCGTGGAACTACCACGACAAGTCTGTCTGTCCAGACCTGGAATCTATTCTTGAGATGATTGGTTTCGAAACTCATCTCCATGATGGGACTAAGGAGTGCTGCATATGGCACTATCAGGATTGGTTGTGGCCTGAAACGAAAGATGGAAAACAACCTAAGCCTAAGACCTGTTTCTATGGTGAAGGCACGTTATCTATTGAGCACTATGAATCGAAGATGGGCTCAGAACATCTGTTCTTTCGTAATGCTTTAGCTCCTTACATCGAGGCCACTGACCCTAAGAAACTCCCTTACATGGAGTGGCGTGGCGAAGATGACGCTCACTGGCGTTGGGTCTTCAAGGACAAGAGGCTCTACAGCCAAGAATCCAGAGTGGTCTGGGATGAGGGACTAGTAGACCACGACTAGATCTCCTTCAACTGTGAAGGGGTGAAACGGGAGGAAAGGTATGGAACCTCCTTCTAGGCAGGAATTCATTAGGTCAGTCAGAGATGTCATGGAAGCTGCTGATGTTGTTAGTCAATCTGCCGCTGCTTTCCGAGAGATGGCGGCCGCGCTGATTATCGATGTGGCTTTCGGACGGGTCGATGTACCCGATGCTGATTGGTTTGATGAAGACCGTGCATAGCTAAGGGGCACTCGGTCTAGAACGATTCTAGATCGAGTACCCCGAAGGTGTGCATGAGTACACCAATTACAATTGAATAGGAGAATACCAATGGTAAGAACCTTCGACGGAGGCGAATACCCCGCAATGGGTACCGCTGACCGAGAAACCTCTACCAACGTGGTTGATGCCGCACTCGATGCAGGTGCTTTGTTTAAGGTGAAGACCGAACCACTTTCCCTATCTGATGGAACTATTCCATTGATTAAATCGGGGAAGTATGAGGGCCAACCTAAACGAAACATTCTCTCCAGAGAGCATGGAGGAGTCGATGGCGAAGATGTGTTCCTAAATGTGGTTCACCCTTCTCATCCAACTTCTAACTATAAGCAGCTCTGTGAAACTGCTGAGGCTTTATTTCCAGGCACATGCACTGGATTCAAGTGCCTCGATGAGGGCAGAAAGATCATCTTCACTCAACAGATAGGAGAAGAAGTTGATTTAGGAGGTGGGGATTTCATTGCCCCTAATCTGATGTGGGCTGCATCACTGGATTCAAGCTTCCCTTCATTAGGGATGCATTACCTCCATAGGTTGTGGTGCATGAACCAAGAACGCATCGCTGATGTGATGTTTAAGGTCAAGCGGACCACTCGGCATGATCAGATCCTGTTGGAGCGGTCTACGATTCTGGCTGACTCAATGGGTGTCTTGCAAGACTTCATTAAGCATGCCACGTTTCTGAGGGATATTAAGGTGTCGAATTCTGAGTTTGAGAGAATGTTAGCTAACGTTGTCCCGAAACCAGAAGAACGTTTCAATGATGAGGGAGATCTGATTCCCAACACTCGAGCCATGAATGCATGGGAGAAGAAGCGTTCCGCAATTCGGTACTACTACAAGGAAGAGCAGGATGGTCCAGCACCTGGCACTGCGTGGGCAGTGTGGAACGCTGTCCAATCAGCTGAGAGTCATGAGCTGACCAAGTCTTCTGATCCTGACAAGCAGGTGATTAAGCAGGTTGATCAGTTGCGGAGTCTGGATTATCCGATAACCAACGCATTCAACAGTAAGTTAAGGGACCTTGACGACACGAGGGCCGTTGCTTTAGTCTAGAACGATTCTAGAGAAGGGAGAGAGCGTTATGCTCACAGTAATAACCGAACCACGATTAACGGGGGACCGTAAGGTGTCCCCATTAATCGGCAAGAAGGGTAAGGGGGAGAATGAGGGAACAGTTCGAGTTAAGAATAGTTTCGGATTGCCCGCTATCAAATCTTGCTATGGGTCAACTGAATGGTGCGAAGAAATCTGTTATGCATTGGCGTTACAGAAAGCATGGAAAACAGTTGACAATTTCTTGGCAGGGAACTGGCAGGCAGTAGAGCCGCATCTAACTGATGCTGATGCTTTAACTGATCTTTTAGCTCCTCTAGTTGAGGAAGTAATCCGCCAGTACGTTAAGCGAGATATCCCACCAGAAGAGTGGGTGTTTCGTTGGTTCTGGAACGGCGATCTGCCTACTGAGCAGTTCGCTACGGCGATCAGACGGATAGCAGTACGGTACCCAGAAGTTCAGTTCTGGATGTATACCCGTTCGTTCTCGTTCGTTCACAGACTGAAGGGACCAGACAACCTAGCGGTATACCTATCAATCGATCCTGACAACGTGAAAGCAGCAATCAAGACTGAGCGGAAGCACCCGTGGGTGCATCTCGCCTTCTGTGCTGACACTTGGGAAGACACTGAGGGGTTAGCAGCTGCATTCCCGCATCGCCGTAAGGGACCTAAATGTCCTGAGTTGACGGGCAAGGTTCCTTTGGTTGTGTGGGGTGAAGATCGTTTGGGCCGTGGTGCTTGTGTCGAGTGCGGCATGTGTATCAAGGGGATCAACAACGTTCGTTTCGCATCGAAAGGACATAAATGAAATTAGGGAGTTTTTGTTCAGGATATGGGGGCTTAGACCTAGCAGTCGAGTTGTTCTACAACGCTGAAACAGTTTGGTGGAGCGACACAGACAAAGCATCGCAAGAAGTAATGGCGACCAGGTTCCCTAAGGCCAAGCCTGTAGGGGATCTAACCAAGCTAAACCCTCACGATCTAGAACCAGTCAACATTGTGGCTGCAGGATTTCCCTGCCAGCCCTTCAGCACAGCTGGACTACGGAAAGGAAATGATGACGAAAGAGCAATCTTTCAGTGGATCGGAGATGCCTGCAGCATCCTTCGACCAGACCGAATTGTGTTGGAAAACGTTCAAGGAATCCTTACTAAAGGAGGACCCAGCTGTATTGCAACGCTTACCGCAATGGGGTACGACTGTAGGTGGGGACTTGTTCGAGCATCAGACGCATACGCACCTCATCGACGTGCGCGATGGATCTGCGTTGCCTACCCTGCCGACACCGACAGCTCAAGCAGCAAAGCATGGGGCGACCCCAGATGTGACAGCGAACGCCTTCGGGAAAAACTTATGGGACATCCCACACTTGCTGCCAACTCCAGTCGTAAACGACATGGGGGACGACAAGACAGTCGAATGGTGGGAAAACTGGATAGCAGAACAGAAAGCGAAGGGACGGAACGGGAACGGTCACGGGAAGAGTCTGAGCATCGAGATGCGTCTACTCCCAACCCCGACTTCGAGAGATCACAAAGACACAGGGAACATGGACTACGAGCGGCAAGCGAAGAGAAGGATCTTGCCTGGGGTGATTATCTCGGAGCTATTCGAAGATGGGAAGCCGCTAGCGGACGAGTAGCACCTTCCCCTGTACTTAATGGAAAGCTTTCTGAGTACTTTGTCGAATGGATGATGGGATTGCCGTTCGGGTGGGTCACAGAGGTCCACGAGAAACGCACTCCAGCTTTACGAGTTCTCGGCAATGGAGTTGTTCCTCAACAAGTCCTACTTGGGTTGCATCTACTCGAGCCCCACCAGTTCTGCAATTGCCATTCCTTACGATACTGCCCGCACTCATGGGCTAAGGGGGTGAAAGATGAGTTATCAAGACAGTTTCACAATTAGATGGGAGAAAGAAGATTTTACCAAACATGGGACCATCGCTATGTATGCCGTTGGGGAGTGCAGATGTAATGCCTGTACCGACCGATGGTTTGCTTGGACCCCTAACAATACAAGTAGAGAACAGGCGCAAGTTATGCGTCAAATGACTGACCAAAGGAAGATAAGGAGAAAGTAAATGTCCGAAAACTTTTGTGAGGAACACCAAGATCTTGGCTTCTTCGATTCTGTAGTTGACTCGATCTCTTTAATGAGATCGGTATCGACTGCATTGCTGCTGAATGCTGAAGACATAGAGAAAAGGTTAAGCGTTCTGGTAAATCAGCGTTTTCCAGGTGAGGGCCTCGAAGAAGATTTAGAAGAACATCAGACAACTCTGACCGTTGTCAAAGACCAGGAGGAACCTACATAAATGCCTAAAGGGCAAAAACCCAGTTGGTTGCCTGTGTGTAATGGAGTGTGTGACGGAACTCGCAAGAACCGTTGTCATGAATGTTGGAAGTACTACAGACAACACTCTGCACAAGGGCACGCTTCGCGTGGTCCCCGTTATTCACCGCAGCCAACGCTTATAGAACAGATCCGACTAAATCCTCATTTGGATTGGAGTGAATCACAGAAAGATATGGCAGGGATCGAATGACTACTGACTACGAAATAAAACCCCACATCGTTTACCTAGGAGCAGGTCTAAAACTTGGCGGGTGGGCTGTACTGCAAGGGAATCAATATAAACGGTTTTTCCGTCATAAAGAACAAGCGGAAAACGCAATAGCAAATTGGGAAGACAACGAAGGAACTAAGAATGAGTACTAAAGAAACGCACATCGAAGCTTTGAAACGAGCTGACGACAATGTGACTCGGATAGAGGCGTTAATGAAGTTTGCATTATGGCAACGGCGTCACGCTTTTTTGGATGCTGTCCACGAAACGGGTCCACGTAGTGTCGCTAGCGTTGCTAGGGAGATTAATCTTTCCCGAGTTCGAGGCCACGACCTTGTAACTCAAGCCAGACGTGAACGACTTCTTAACACGAGTCCCCCTCACTTGTCTTTCAGACCCAACGGTGCACCTGCTTTGTTGGACACTCTTATAGATGAGATGGTTCGTTGAAGTGGATTATTTTGTGGCTGCTCATTGACGCTGGATCAGCTCGAGTTGACTACCCACCTCAACAAGAAGTGGTCCAGGCAGCAGCCATATACCCGTGGGATCAAGTTCGCAGTCTGTCGATAGCTTGGTGCGAAAGTTACCATTCACCGACAGCTGTCAACTTCAAGAGTGACGATCATGGGGCTTGGCAAATATCTCGACCATATTGGGAAGAGATATTCCGAGGCCGCAGCTGGGATAGACGCTACACAGCTGAAGGATCAGCTGCTATGGCGTGGCATATTTTCAGTTGGGGAGAGAAACGCTTTGGCGAGGGTTGGCGTTTATGGACCTGTGGAAGGTACAAGTAAATGGCAATCGTAATACCAGACAAATGTTTACGATGTGACGAACCGTGGACTGAAGAGAATCCTCATCTAGCCAGAGGACTACATAAACGTTGCTATCGCACTACTTATAATAGGGGCGAGTTGGACTTGTATCCATCGAGACGATACAAAATCCCTTACCAACCTCGTCAAAGAAAAGTGGGAGCAAGGATCGAGGTCGAATGCAAAACCCCAAGCTGCACCAGAACCGCCATGCGAACCAAAGGGCGGGGAACGCAATCATTTAGGTGTGAACGTTGTAGATATGCCAAAGTGAAAACTGGGTTCTACGATGAGACATTATTGAATGGGTATGACCTCATGTTGCCACCTAAGGAACGTGTCGAGTACTGGCTTAACCCAAATAATCTAAAAAACTTTCGAGGCAAACTTGTTCCGTTTGTGCAACCTGGCGGTCCTGAAGGCGACTGTTTGATTTGGCAGCGGCAAAAGCATGGCAATCCTGCTCAAATGGCTGCGAGTCAAGTTTACGCAAAATGTCACTGGTATGGAAAGAATGAACGAGTCCACAGAGTTGTTGCCTCTGTGATGTTTAACATTCCTTTGGAAGAACTTTTGGTAGTGGATCACTTATGTGAAGTGAAATCGTGTGTAAACCCCGACCATTTGCATCCCTGCACCTTGTCTGAGAACACCGCTGGACGTATAAAAACGAAACGGTTGGAAACTAAAATCGTTCACCTTGAAGAAGAGGTCAAACGATTGACAGTCCTCTTAACTAAGAAGGTCAGCTAATCGACCTAGAGGGAAAAGAATTTTAGTGTCCCACCCCTTTGCAAGAATAAATCAATGAAGTATCCAACACTTCTATTTATGTATTTCTATAATGGGGTACCACCCCTCAAAGGGTGGTACCCCCCAAAATGAACCGTGGGTCGCCTTTGTCTCTCTCCCTGCGAGGGCGACCCACTTGGGGAGAAAATGATTGAAATCAGATTACGTCAGAGCTGGATTAACACATTCTTGAGTTGTCCTGAAAAGGCAAGACAAGAAAGATACAAGTTAGTCAAGCAAAAAGAATCATCAGACCTTCTTCGAGGTAATGCTGTCCATGCCGCACTTGAATTTGCTGGCGGGTCACCGAGTGTTGTCGAACTAGAAGATCTACATCAGCTAGCAGAAGACTATGTGCATACTTATTCTTCAGAAGTTGAAGTTTGGCGGCACGAGTACGACAAACTTTTAGACACTGTCATGGCAAATATTTCGGTGTGGTATTCAGAGTTGTATATTCCAGGTGCAGATCGAGCGGAAGATCCATTGCTTCCAGCTGTCAGCGTAGAAGAGCCTTTCGAAAAATCTTTAGGTGTTCGAGGTAACGTAAACTTAATCCTTACGGGCACAGCTGACTGGGTTGCGGAAGATGGTGTAATCTGGGATTGGAAGAATCCAAGTCGATTCTATGTACCTTGGGAGAAAAAACGTTGGGATATCCAATCTCACGCATACTGTTATGCGTTAGACAAAACAGAATTCAAACTTTGCGTATTGGCGAATGGTGAACTGCAAATAATTAAGATCGAAAGAACAGAACAGCATCAGAATGCTTTTCTGGAATTGTGCTGGTCGATGGTTCCGACAATAATGTCGGACGCAGAAACATGGCCACAGAATTGGGAGGGCTATCATTGCTCCCCCGACTGGTGTCCCGTCTGGCAGGCGGGCAAATGCCGAGGAGAACACCTCGGAGAAAATCCCTGGTAGGGAGAAAGGTAAGAAATGACTGACACAGCGAAAGTGACAGTTAGCTTCACACAGAAAGTAAGTGAAGCTCCATATGAAACAGCGGACTATACGCTCACTATTGAGAGGACAGTCCCTGAATCGATGGGTGACGAAGGCATTCTTGCAGAAGCTTCGGGCCTATTCGAGCAAGTGCAAGCAGAGGTGCTTAAGCAATCAGGTCAGGAATGGGATTTATCTCCTGACGGGGTTGTGATGCGACGCCTGAAAAGCGGCGTTTCCAGGGCTTCAGATAATAAAGCAAGCACCCCCCAGGCGGCGGCTCCGAGTTCAGCGCCAGCTGAACCCGCGGGAGCCTTTGCCCAAGCAGCACCCGTAGCCACTTCGGCTCCTGCACCTGCAGGTCCTACATCTGGAGGCGGGCGTATTTACAAGCGCACCGAGTTCTGCGTAGGGAAGTCCTCCGAACTGCAGCAGGCAGCGTTCAATCTGTTGGCTTTCCAGCCTTCAGCTTGGGCTGACAACGCAGGCGGCACCATCAAGGTGTACGAGGTGAAGGAAACCGATGACTACTCGCCGCAAATCAGCAAGAACGGCAAAGAAATGCCGAACTTCTCTGTATCGAAAGATGCTTTGGTTCACATCGGGCTAAACACAGCTCGCGATGTGGGTATCTGGATCAAGCCAGCAGACTCCAACGTTCCGTTGAAAGTCTGGGACCAAGCAGGCGGACAAACCCAAGCCGAGGCAATTGAATGGGATTGGGAATCACGTCGAGCAGAGCTACACCAAGGGGGATAAATGACGGGCGATGGACCAGTCGCCCTCAGTTCTGAGGATGTTGATGCTCTCCTAGAGAGCGTCAACATCCCAGAAGGGGAGACTCAATACAAATTTTTTCGACCAACTGCTGCCGCAGTGGAGCGATGGGTCGAATACGCCAAGGGAAGCCACGACTGCTTCTACCTTGGCTTAACAGATATCGACCAGAAGATGAGAGGTGTATGGCCTAGTGACGTACTCGTCGTAACGGGCCGAGCACACAGCGGAAAATCAGCCGTGCTCCTGTCATCCATAGCAAGAAACCTTTTAGAAGATCCCAACTTCTATGGAGTTATCTACACTCCAGACGAACCAGAAATATTAGTGATCTCTAAACTGTATGCGCTTCTCTACCAGCGAAATCTGGCTGAAGTAGAACAAGCGCTTCGTGTACAAGACGAAGCCATTATGAATGAAATCGAAGAAGCAAAACACGGTTTCCTCGATCGAGTCAAAATCTTTCCTAGCGCCATGTCTTTCAAAGATATGTCTGATGCTATGAGAGAATGCGAAGACTATTGGCAGCAACGTCCACGTTTCGTAATGGTCGATTTCTTGGAACAACTTCCAGGCGCATCGGGATACGAAGGTGTCTCAACCGTGCTGAAGGGATTGAAAGATTGGGCAGAAACAGAGAATCTGCCTGTTGGATTAGTTCACCAGTCAGGTAAGGGCTCCACTCGGGGCACATCTAGAGGAATGGACGATGGGAAATTTAATGCCGATGAATATGCGATCTTGCAGCTCAACGTTTTCAGACGTAGAGATGATCCAAAACTTTCAGAAGCAGAACGTCGCATCCATTCGGTCACAGTTTCCCTCGATCTGTGCAAGAACAAACGTCCTCCCTGCCATGTCACACAGCCACCAATTGACTATTTCATGGACCCGCACTGTGGACTTGTGCGAGAATATTTACAGAGTGATATTCCAGAGGACGACAGATGGGTTCAATAACTGAAACCGTAGAACGGTTCGCCCAACTTCACTTTGGTGGACATTTAGCTGATGTTTCATTTCGGGTAAACCCTTTCCGAGAAGAAGACAAAACCTATGCAACCTGTGAAGACCCTACCTATACGCAAAGAATTGCTGAACACCTAGACGGTTCTGGAGAAGGGAAAACTCTTGGAGTTTACCCTCTCTGGAAAGTCAATGGAGTTTGGATGGTGAACTGGGTGGCGGTTGACCTGGACGAAGGTAAAACCTCCGACGTTCATGCAGACAACTTACAGAAGATACTTTCCGCAAAAGGAATTCCTTCCTTTAAGGAGACTTCTAAAAGTAAGGGGTATCACGTTTGGGTGTATCTTGATCAGCCCATAGCTGCCTCGATAGGTCGCAAAGCAATGATTGGGGCATGTCGAATAGTTGATGTCCCAATCAAAGAGGTTTACCCCAAGCAAACTATTCTTCCTGAAGGGAAGATAGGGAACTGTCTACGACTTCCTTACCCTCATAGTAGGTCTACGGGAAGACATGAAGTGTATGTTCCAGACGTTAGCCCTCCAACGTTCTACGACGCAGAATCATTCGTGGAAGCTGCCTGGGATAACCGAGTATCTCTACCTGTGTTCAGGGAACTCGTTCGGTTATACGACGCAACAGAACCTAAAGCCCCTCAGTACTCTGGGGGCGATAGGAACGATGGAGAGTTCTATGGAACAGCTAGGAAAATCTGGGACCAAACTACTTTTGAAGACAGATCAGCTGCGATGTTCGCCTTTGCTGGGAGCCTATTGTGGCAAGGCTACTCAATAGATGCCACAATTGATTGGGTGAGGAAGCTTGATGATCGTTTAGGTAAGTACGTTGACCGTGCCGAACGTGAAAAGTACTTACGAGATCTAGTGGAATCAGCGTCAACTCGAGTGGAACCCCGTGAAAAAACTTAGCTATAAGTTCACTGTCCCTGGCCGACCGAAAGTGAAAGGGCGTCCCCGTTTCTCCAAGAAAGGGTACGCCTACACTTCGGAAAGCACTCGAGCTTACGAAAAAGCTGTTGCGGAAGCCTACGACGGGCCAAAATTTGAAGGCCCAATCAAGGTAAGCGTAGTACTAAACGATAAACGAGCCCACATAACAATCACTGAGATGGATCGGGAGAAAAGCAAACTCCGAGGAGATACTACTAACTACCTTAAAGCCATCGAAGACGGATTGAACGGAATCGCATACGATGATGATATCCAGATTCACGAAATCGTAGGCAAAAAAACATGACTGTTACAGCTCCACGAGCATTTTCAGATAAACCGTTTGTAGAACGGTTTGAGTCAATGGGCGATGAAGCTGAAGGAATGTTCGAACATTTCAATGAAAACTGGGCACGCTTAGGTCACAACAGGCCAAAGAAACCAAACGGGGATGATTTCAGGTTACATAAACTTGCGTTGTCGTTACGTTACATGCCTGACTACATGCAAGAAATCCCAACTCGACTTGTCGAAGTTCAAGGTATTGCCAGCAGACCCCTGAAAATAAAGATTGAGAAAATCGCTGCCCTCGAACAATGGAACAACTTGGGAACACCAGTATGGTTTTGGGTGTGGTCAACCACACGCCAAACCTATGCTGAACTTCCTTGGCCTGAAATGATGAAACTAATCAACAAAGAAGATGTTCAGTTCGGGAAATACCCTGAAGGGAAAGCTTACATATCGATAAGCTCTAAACTTCTTCCTTGGGTCAGTGGATGACGAAGACCAGGGGGAATGGGTAGAACAACTATTTGAAACTCTGAAAGGTTTCAAATTCCCTTCCTTAAAACCTCAACGTCCGTGGGTTGAAGTAGTAACAAAGAGATCCCAGACGAGAGGCTTAAATTTCGAGGGAGCCACTCGCGCTCTCTACGGTGACCACGTTCACCATGCATGGCATAAACCGATTCCAGAAAATATTTATGAAGCAACGATGTCAGCTGCGCCCAACCAAACGATCCCTTTGTCTTACGAAGAAAGGGAATCTCGCAGAGAAGACCTAATAATAGCGGTACAAGAAGTATTTCTATCTCTAACTGATGACGAGCAATGGTTGTATCAGATGTTGGTCGACTGGGGTTTAACCCTAAGATCATTAGCCCAACTAAGCGGCATCCCTAAAACTAGTTTGGCGCGAATCCGCGACGAACTAGCACACAAGTTAAGAGATGGGTTACTCGAACAAAAAGTAGTTCAAGAGTACCTATCTAAGTCAAACCCTCATCATGAGAGTTAACGCAAGCTTGCAAGAAATCGCTAAGTCCCTGCAACCAGTGCAGCATTGCGCCCAAAGCGACGATGTTGCCATCTCTGGCTTCATCCCAAGCGTTCAAAACCGATTCAAGCTCGTTAGGGTCAAAAACGAAAAGAACAGCAAGATCTTCGCCCACCCATTGAGCATGTGTCCCGTCCTGAATGTCGAGTAAGCCGAGGGAATCCTTAATCGATTCTTCAACTTCATCTTCAAGGGCAAGACCCTGAGCTGCCATAAAGTCAGCCCAGTCTTCTTCAAACGCTTCTTCTTCCACGGCTACCTGCCAAGACGCGCCTTCGCTAACGTCTTGAGAGCAGCAATAGCAGCTGCAGCAAACGCTGTAGCTGCCGCTTTAAGACTTGACACATCAGTAACAACCACTACAGCTAGAGCTGCTTCAACGCCTGTCCAGACGGATCTTTCAATCCAGTCTGACCAAGAGAATTTTGTTTTAACTGTTCCTTCAGTCACTTCTTGCCTTTCTAGTACTTAACTGGCCGTCGCGCACGTTTACGGCTTTTCTTTGGTTTTGAATATGCCGCTTTCTTGGGTGGTTTTTTCATTTACCGAGCGGTCGTCCACCATGCGCCTGATTGCCAAGTGGAGAGGATCGCAAATAAGCAGCATCACTTTTTGCTTTAGCAGCCATGTCAGCCATATTGTCAACCGACGATGAATCGTATGGTTGTTCATCTGCATTGCCGAAAGTGTCGCCAAACGACCCGTACCCTTTTCCTTTAGCCATTCTGGTACCTCCTATAGAGAGCTATCCGTGGCCCAGCTAGCTAAACAACACATCCCATGTATTGCCACCAACTATGCCATCAACTTTGAGAAACGAAGCGTACCTAACCTGGAATAATTTCACCGCTCTTTTAGTGTTATACCCGTAGATACCGTCTATCCCCCCAGGCTCAAAGCCAAGATCTTTTAATCTTTGCTGAACGGCCCTCACGGCCTCCCCACGGCTCCTCTTACGCTTCGAAAGGGGGCTAGCTAGGACGACGTTCTTTAAGCCCTCCAGATGAGCGCTCACGCCGTCCCAGTCAACTTTAGCTGGATCTTCAACTCTCTCAGGCATTCCAGACTTCAACCAGCTATACAACCAGTTCCCTGGACAAGTAGAATTGCCCACATCTCGATGCCCTTTAACCCACAATTTGTTGTCATAACGATGCTGAATATCAGCAATAAGCCACTTAATAGACTTCAAAGCAGCTTCAGGGACCTCTACATCCCCCCAGCCCGTGAAACAAATCGACTCAGTACGAGAATTCCAACCCTTAGTAGCACCAGAAACGACACTAGGACCTCTCCCCGCATAGATAACTCCCTCTTCGTCAACTAACCAGTTGTAAGCAATAGCATTCCAACCTCGAGAATCCATGTGGAAACGCTCATACGCTTTAACAGCTGTCACGCCCTTAGGGGCGTTCTTTACACCACTGTGATGCAAGACAATGCCGACAACACGCCACTTCTTCAAAGGCGTCAGTTTTCTTTTCGGCGGCCGTGCTTCCCACCCAGCTCTAGAAATAATTGTAGGAGACATATACAAACCTTACTCCGATCCCACGCCTTCGATGTCTCTAAAGTCCTGAATGTCTTTAGAGAACTCTTCTCGCATCTGATACAACTTGCTTCTTTGAGAAGCAGGATCATTAGTTCGCAACCCAAGCCCTAGGAACGTTGAGAAGAACGTCGTCAACCAACGATCCTGTTTATCTTTTTCTGAAGGCAACACCCTCCGAGATCTACCCAACACAGGCATAAACTGTTCAACCGCATAAGCGTAAGTATCTTTCATCGCCCACTGACCTTTGGAATTCTTTTTAGCTAAACCCAAAGAACCCAAAACAGGCATAGCAAAATTCCAGGTCGCTGGAACCTCTCCGTATCTCCCTGTCATCTTGATATCCGCAAATGTTTTCTTCAACGCCCACATCTCAATAGGCAACTTATAGAACGGCATAACGTTCTCTACCACCGCTCGAGGAGGAACAGTAGCGCTAGGGAAATCTTTCAAATACTTAGACAAATCCTTAAACGGAAGATCAGGAAGCGCATACATTCGATAGCCACCCGACGTGAATGGCAACCGAACGCCCATGTTCTCTCCAAAGTAATCAGGGACGAGCCCCTCCACTGGAGAGTGTATTTCCATTTCACCTTTAACTTGACTAATCCGATTCCAAGCAGCAGGGTTCTTGCCGATAGATTCAACGAGCACAGGCAGAATGTTTTTCTGCCAAGTCCAGAACGGCACAAACTGCTTGATTGCGACATCACCTTTAGTTAAGTCTGAATAATCGAAATGATATTTCCTGACCTTGAACCAAGCATCATCAAGACTTGAACCAGTCATCATTGCATGGTGAGCCAAAGCACCACGCATCATAAACTCAGCGTCCGTGTTCACAGAACGCACAAACGCAAATGGCTTAAACTCTGCTCGAAGGGGATTCCAAGACCCCCCAACCGTGCGGCCACGGAAACCGCGACCTGACCCAAACCCAGCGGAGTCCACTGCAGAAGCAACTTCGGACGCAGCTTGCCCACCCTCGCCCAAACCAGCCTCAAACCATTCCTTAAACATTCTCATCTCGTGATTACTGACAGATTCTTTCAAACCTCTCAGCTTCATAGATTTTCCTGAATTAATGATTTCATCTAGCGCAGCGACTTCGTCAATGCTCCGTTCGTCAGCAACCTTGCGGACCTGACGACGGATCTCACTAACTCTTCGATGGTAAGACATGGGGACGCCGTTGATTTGGTTGTTAACCCACATGCCACCGTACATATTTCTTAAAATGAAACCAGGTGTGCTAACAGCTTGAGCTTTCCACCAGTTCACAAAGCTTGCGTACTTGCGGCCAAACAGCCGCATCGCTTGAACATCTTGAGTTTTTGCTGCTGCCTGCATGGCATCAATAAATAACTCCAACGACTCGTTATCAACAGAACCTGGAAGTGACAAACCGCTCAACAGGTTTCTAGTTTTGCTACTGATGTTGGGTCGATTCAAAGATCGCCCTAACTCAGTCATGTTCAACAAATAATCGTTGACAGCATCATCGAAGTAGAAACCAACTGACTTCAAACCTCGTGAACTGCGATCAGCGTTCAACAAGTTAATCGCATCGAGCTGCGTTTCCGAAGCTTCCAAGCCTCGGGCTAAACCGCCAGGTGCAACAATGGCATCAATGTCTGCCATCCCCTCAAGAATGATTCGTTGCTGCTCAATGATATCGAACTGCAATTCCATGATTTCTTGAGCAGTAGCAGTTTGCTTTGCTGTGATAGTTCCAAGCTTTGACTGAATCTCAGCTTGCAAAGGCAACAACTGATCGCTTTCCAGCTGCTCAAGCTGGGCTTTCAGAAGAGCTTCCTGTTCCAAAAGCTCCTCATACTTCAATCGAGCCTTAGACTTGTTGATAGCGTTTGGCGAACCAAGACCTTTAGCTATCTGCTCTTCCATCGCCGCACGCTTGGCAGCCAACTCAGCGAGTTTCGCATCAAACTCGGCTCTAATCTTCGGAGTTACCTCACCCGCAGCATCCATAAACTGACTGATCTTAGTTTTTGCAGCGTACCCAACTTCCAACTCAAGACGCTTCAACTTTCCAACTTCGTCAATGTAATGACGGAACAATGGATCGCTATCCAAAAGCTCTTTCCACTGCACACCAAACATATCCAACTGCTCAACAGTGTGGACATCTGCAAGTTGAGCTAAAGCTTCAGCGGCTTGTGCAGTCGGATCATTATCTAATACGTTGCGAACAAGACGTTGATTGGTTTCCCTCAACCCCTCTTCCAACATGCGTAACTGCTCATCGAGGGAATTCAACGCTGCTTGCACATCACCAAACACCGCAGGATCACCTGACTGAGCAATAACTGCTTTCAACGTCGCCTGCAAACGACGAACATCACTAATCTCAGAACCTAAAACATGAACCCGTTCGGAAGCCTCTTCCAAAGCAGAAGTGGCAGCCTCACGATTCTTTAACGCTTTCTTCAACGCAGGAGTAGGAGTCTTCAACTCCATACCCTTCAACAACTCTCTCGCAGCTGCACTCAGATTCGCAGCATTACCTGTTTCCAAAGCCGCAACAGCTTCCGCAACATCATCCACTGCTCCTTGTATTTCCGACATCTGTTCTATAACGCCAGCTTCTTCAACCTGACGAGAAACCTGAGACTTAACAGTCCCACCCCCAGTTTGCAATCTCGGAAAATCAGTCTCCCCTAACTGCTCAGTCATCTCAGCAGCAGAACCCCTCAAACCAAACTCGGCAGGAGTTTTCGTATAATTCTCAACATCTGCCGCATAACGAGTAGCTTGCCGACGAGCATCGTCAAGCTTGTCCCCAGTACGTTGCTGGGCTCGTTGAGCCCGATGAATCGTATCCCAAACACCCTCACCCATTCGACGCTGAATGCGACCATTAACACCCTGGATGACAACACCAGCGTCACGCATCCCGTCAACAACAGCTTGAGAACGAATATGTTTCGTCATCGTCCCCATATAACGAGCTATGCCAGCTCGAGCGTCGTCACTAAAGAAAGCTTTCCACCCATCGTCCCCCATAGCTTCCTTACCCATATTTTCCATTTGGGTAAGGACACTTCCACCTTCTTCAACGTTACGCAAAGGACCACCAAAATAGCGATTAGAAACTTTTCTGCCGTTATCTAACGTGATCTCCACGCCTTCATCCAACGCAACCTCAAACGCTTCATCGATGTTATCGCCTTGCTGCAAACCCAAAGAATCAACAATATTTCGATCAGTTATTTCCCCTGTCTCCCTCAACCGCCGCATCCCAGCAGGAGTCGCATACTTCCGTGCCTTCAGAGAACTACCAGCAAGCCCCTCAGCCCCCGCAAAGTCGAACACATCATCTGTAGAGTTCACATAACGAGAACCCTCAGCATTCAAATATCGGGCAACGTAATACTCATCCTTAATCAAAGGAAGCTGAGACAACGACAACTCCGTGTTGAAAGCTTCCCCAGCGTCCTGCCACCACTTCTGAGCATCAGCATGAACCGCAGCCCAAGCCTCATCATCAACAAACCTCGGATCAATAGCCCCAAGGAAAGCAGTATCAGCGGGCTCTTCCGCAGCTCTCATCAACACATCAAAATCGATGCCCTCTTTAGAAGCCTTTTTAGAAAGAGAACGTAACCCCATCATGCGCTGATTCTCCCAACGCATGCTTTTAACAGTTGCTTGATTAGTAATACGAGACAAATACAATCCAGCCTCAACTGCAGCAGGATCATCGGATCTAATCATCCGATTGATCTGCGAACGGCTCGACAAAATATCTCCCAAACTTTGCCCAACCTTCGTCTTAGCCGCAGCCCCCATCATCTTCCCAGGCAAAGAAGCAACAAAAGCCACAGAAGCAGCCTTCCCCAACCCAGGAATCCGCAACAAAGGAATTTCCACTGCCATACCCGCCGCCACCTGAGCCGCTCGAGTAGACGGACTGCCAGAAGGAATCTTCGCAGCCTGCTTATTCATCTTCCTTAACTGAGCCAAACGACCCGCAATCAACTTCCGAGCCTTAGGGTTATTCAAATCAAAAAGACGTTCACCCTTAATCCAACGATAACTACCCCCAGGGCCAACATTCACCTGAGCTAACTGTTCCACACGCTTCGCATCAAGCCACTTCCCAACCTTCGAGTTAGGAGCAAGACGACGCAAAGGACGTTCAATGATTCTACGACCCAACTTCCCTGTGCCAGGAATCGTAAAACGCATCCCAGGAGAAATCCCAATATCAGCCAAGCTATCCCCAGCTGACAACACTGACCTTGTCTTCCTGACCCTGTCAGCGGCAGCTGTAAGCTCCGCAGCTTTAGAAGCATTCGTCGTTGCCTTAGCAGCACCCTGCAAAGCTTTCACAACATCGTCAGCTTTGGCAGCGCGAGCCGCAAGGCCAGCTCCAGCCATATAAGTCAAAGGATCAAGAGCAATGTCTAAACCCAAACCCACAACAAAATCTAAAGGACCTGGAAGATCAACATCCCAATCACGAAGGACTTCGCCCATCATGATGTTGTCGTTCGTCTGATTCCACCATTCCCCTACGGAGAAACTGTTATCGGAATCAAATATGTCGCCTATTTCTTTAATGCCAGAAACAATCCCAGCACGAGGCTTATCAATAAGCCGCAAGACATCCCCGAGGATAGGAACATCAAACCCATTCTTATCCTCACCAGCTTGAGAAGGCGAAGCAGCAAGATCTCCCAAAGGAAGTATCAAAGGCTCTTTCTGATTTACGAGTCCTTCAATAACAAAATCATGCGTTCTAGGTTTACGGCGTTTAGTGAACTGCCCTTGAGAAGGGTTAAACCCTAAATTAGCCATAAATTTAACCTCGAGGCATGGCGTTTTTATTTAAGATAGTTGCAATCTTTGACAACGCTTCGATCTGTTCCATTGATAAGAATTGTTCAACCCCTAGTTCGGAAGCAGACTCAGCTCCAATATCAAACAGCTGAGGAGGTTGTTGCTTATCGTCAATTTGCCCCAACCGTTTCAACAACTGGTCAACAGTCAAATTCAGTGTTTGGCCAATCGTTTCATCAGTGTAAGGAACCAAAGGCTGATCCCCAGCACTCGACGCTACATCCATAGCATCACCTAACACTGTCTCCAAAATCCCCGCCAAAGACGCAGCTTCACCCATTCCAGGTGACAGACCATACAATTCTTGACCTAACGCATCAGCAAGCTGCGCTGTCTGCGTTGCTTGCGCCCGAGCTTTCGACTCTGCCGCAGCAGCATCTTCGACACTGATCTGACGTTGCAGAACAGCATCTTCGATAGCCATCAACGAATCTTCATACTGATCCTGAGCATCGAACATAGCTTTCGCTGTCTCCGCATTTAACCGACGGACCTCAGCGTTAGCGCCCTGCAAAGCATCTGAACCCACTTTGTCCCACGCCAATTGCCCTATAACAGACAACCTATTAGCAAAATTAACTCCCGTATCAAACGTTCCCTGCAAGAACGCAGCCTCAGTAGCGCCAACAGCGTCAATCCAAGCATCAGGATTCAACCCAAGTTCAGTAGCTTTAGCTTCAGCGGCACGAACCTGATCGGCGTACAACGACTGCATGCCGCCAACAGACTTTTCATGCTGCGCCGCATAAAACGCTTCCATTGCCAAACGGTCAGCGTTGGAACGAGCATGCTGACCTTTCCAAGTCTCCATATCGGCAACAATTTCATTGCCTCGACGCGTCTGCTCGTCCTGCCAAAATTTATTGCTTCTATCAAACTTATTTTTATAATCGCCCCTACGATCCTCCGCCCAAGCATTGATAGTGCCCATCGGATCGTAACCGCCACCAGTATCGGCAGAGCCAGTTCCTTGAGAACCAGTTTCCCAAGGAACAGTTTCCCCAGTCAACGCAGCTATCTCATCAGAGATACCCATACGGGCAGCCCAATCAAGAATAGAAGCATCCATTGGCTGATTCGTTGGAGGACCACCACCAGCTACATAGCCAGGAGCCTCCCAAGGAGCCCAACCAGGCTGATTTCGATCCATAGCTTGCCGTTCGAGCATCCGAAGCATTTCAGCTTCAGATGCACGAGCATTGCGGGCTTGTAAACCTTCTTGGAAAGACAACCCTTTGAGATTTCTTTCAGCGTCACCAGACATAGCTGACTGTCTGGCATTCGCAATATCTTGCAAACGCGCATCTTCTTCGGCACGATCAGCTTTCATCTTCGTGCTATGCAAAGATTCAGGAGCCCACTCGCCCCCAATGAATCTGCCTATGTAAGGAGCAGCTTCCCCCAACGCAACCAAAGGAGCAGTCAAAGGATTAGTTGATAAACCTTTACCAACACCACCTGACCACTCGTCCCACCAGTCACCAAGAAAGCCACCCACTTCAAACTCCTCTAATATTCGCAGAAGTTGCTACAGAGTTTAAGAAACTCTTCAAAGCATCTCGATCGACAAATCTCTGAGTATCTTGTTCTGCTCCCAACCCTTGCTGGAGCAACAAATCTTGTAACCTTCGGCTTGTTTGGTTCGTCCAATCACCACGACTGCGTAACGCTTCGGCAAGGAATTCGCCCATACCAGTGTCACGAACACCACTGTTCGTCATACCCCTACGCTGCATAGCATCGTCTATCGCAGCAATACCTTTATCTTCGGCCCTGTCGATACGACCCAAGCCACGCACATAATCTTGAGTAGTGCGCTCACCCATTAACCCAAGCTTTGCCAGCAAATCCATCAGCTGTAAACGTTTATCAAACGCTGCACCAGTACCAAACGATTTGGTACCTGGAAGCTCACCTATCGGAACAAACTCAGGAACATTATTGTTCTCTTGAACAACACCCGAATTGGAATTCAAATCCAATTCCTTAGAAGTATTACTATTCGGAGCCATATTCGATGCAGCTGTCGCCAAAGCCTGAGCTGGCGAACCCGTCAAAGAATTAATCGCATCATTCAAACTTTGACCCGCAGCAGAAGACTTGTTAGACCAATCTCTTTGCTTCGAGTCCAACAAAAACTGTAAAGGATTCTTAGTTGCCCCCGCAATACCCTGATTGAGATAATCGGCATAACGAGAAGACTGATTAGACCAATCTCTTTGCTCCGCAAGAAGATTGGAATAAGATTGCGGAGGATCAAAACTATCCAAAGTATTGCCAATGCCTTGATTCAACGCATTGGCAGCAGCTGAAGATTGATTGCCCTTAGCCACTTTGTCATTATGTAACCCATCAGCAATATTCTTTTGGGTATTCCAAGTGTTGTATTCCGATTGAAAGTCAGGTTGTTCAGCCCCTGTAATTGCTTTTTGACGCGAAGGGTTACTCATCGTCATCGTCACAGGCTTTACCTTATTTTTTGCCTTAGTACGGTTTGTCATATAAGGCTCAATTACAGAGTAAGACATTTAAGCTCCTATATTTATTCCTCAGTCGTCCCACAACAACAATCACAAGTACAAGTAGCGTCCTCGAGCTGGGCAATGTGAACTCGCATCAAAGCGATTTCCCATTCCAGCTTCCCACGCTCACTTAAAGAAGCGATAACTTCTTCGATACCTACGTCAGCGCTCATACGGCTGGCTCTGGAACTGGTTGCACCTCTTCAGGTGCAGCCCCAACCAAAGCATCAATCTCTGCTTCGTCTAACCCGAGATCAGCTAGTTTCTGGCGACCAGAAAGTGCTTTCTCTCGCTCCGCAGTTCGACTAGCGAACTCAGCATCAACAAGT